GAGAAGATCATCGGCGAACAGGGTCTCACGCAGAGTCTGCGCAAGCGATTCTTCGTTTAGGCCCGAAGAAGGGGCATTTGACTGTACCTCGATATTATTTTGAGCCGGATCGATATCGGCGTTTTGGTTATCGGACATAACAGGGAATAGTGGCTCCCAGGGGCGTATGGGCATTAATACCCGAAATCAATGCTCGTCAACGGGGTCAACGGCGCTTTGTAGGTTTTGGCAACTTCTTGCCAACCTCACGAACCGAACTTACCTTCTTTGGCTTCTTGATTCTGGACGAGCAGCAGATCTTTAAAGTCTTTAAGGGCTTCAGCCCTACCGCAGGCGTGGACTCGCTTTTCTCCTTCGATTGAGAAGGAAATTGCTCGGTCAACTTCTGCGTCAACGCTTGCGTCAAGAAATGCCAGAACTGCTTCAAATACTTCATTAGATTCAAATGATAGGGCGGTTTTGTGATCTTTTAGTGTCTTAGACATTAGAATTGCGGCATCTGGCCTCCCATTTCCTGGCCTTGAGCCGCCTGATCCTGGGCGAACTTATCGGACACCGGGGTAACCCCAAGGCGACCAATAGCCTTGTTATCCTGCTGGGAAACGCTCATCTGGAGGTTCTTCATATAGTTCTGAAGAAGAGCCTGGAACTGCTGATCAGCCTGAGCGGCCTGCTGAGCCTTAGGATTCTTGGAAAGGATATCCTGGGCGTACTGCAACTTATTCTTAGCAGAAGGATCGTTCTCGACATACTGCGGCTCCATACCAGCCATCATCTTGGCGATGTCGATCTGGACTTGCTCGTACATCTTCTGGGAGGCGCTAGCCTGATCAAGAAGGAGATCCTTAGCGGCTTCAGGGCTGATAGCCTCAACGAAACGCTGGGTGAGTTTGTTGCGGTCAATGACACCACCAGCATCCATCGGAATAACAAACGAGGAGATGGCCTTGAGTTTCTCCATCACATAGTCCGTATCGAGTTCCTTAACATTGTAAGAAACATTGAAATCATAGGATGCAGAGATGTCCTGAGGCTGTAGAACGATAGGAATCCCTGCGACACGCTCGATTTCAGCGCCGTCCATATACTGGATCGACAGGGAGACGATCTGCTTAAACACACGACCCCAGGCGGTAAGCCAGTTGTTCACCAGGAACTGCTGGGTAGTCTGTGTCTTAACAGGCGGGATGGCAGCGTGATACAGGCCGAAATAAGCCGCATTTCGGGCTTCCACACGATCAATGAGGTTGAAGGCGAGTGCGGGATTTCCCTGAGGCGGCGAAAGGAATGTGTAGTCATCCGGGGTAGTCACCGGGAGCAAGCCACCCGGCTGGATGATGTTCTGAGTGCCAAGGCGCTTCTTGACCTTAATAGGAGGCAGCGTCTCGAAAGCCGTGCGGTCACGGATAGAGTCGTGCTGCGCCTTGATCTCCATCTGATCGGTGTAGGCAATCTCAGGAATGCCACGGGACTCAATAATGCTGCGGCGAAGACGCTCACGGCGGAACTCGATGAACGGGTACTGTCCGTGTGCGTACTCAAGCATTTCGTGCTTGGCGTACAGTTCTTCGCTAACCTGGGGGCAGAAGACTGTGTAGTAGATGCAAGGAATGCCGTCTTCGTTGATCTGGCGTGTGTAGGCGTAAATAATCTCAACGAGATTGTCAGCCCTGTGCAGAGTGTTCGTGATATTGGTCGTGGTAGGGATCAGGTTAGGATCAGCATACCAGGACGACTTTCCGGCGCAGTTAGCGGCCTCTTCAACGAACTGAGCGTTCCAGCCGTCAGTTTCGATGAGTTCACGCATCTCCACCTCGGTCATATGAGTCCGGCGGAAGATGACACGGGCATCCTGAAGATCTAGCGTTTCAGGCGGGAAAGCGATTTCATCAAACGGCTTAAGGGCAGCAACGGCAGGAATGTTGCTGACGGCATATTGTTCACGATATGTCGATGTGCCGGAGGCCAGGAGTTCTTCAGCAATTCGCATTCCGTCCTTCTCGGAGCATCCGATGGCGTTAGAAAGCAGGTTGGCGGTAAGATCGCTCGGCCCTGTGGAATTCAAGTGAATGACAGCCTGACCAGCCATCATATCTCCGCTCTGCGCACGCATTTCCAGTTCAGGAAGCGTGATAGTGACTGTGCGAGTGCCAAGGCGGCGCTCCCAGCCGATGTGGACGGCAGACCAGCCAAACTGGAGTGTGTACTGCGCCCAGAGTTCAGCCTCACGCTCAAGGTCGGCACGCAGGCGGTTGGAAACGATCCAGTTGGCAAGGTTTTGGATAGAACCAGCAACTGTCACATCACCAGATTCTGTTCCGGCGATGCGCAGGCGACCCAACTGCCAGGAGGATACGAGGAGAACGACCAGTTCGTTGATCGTCTGGTCAACCAGACGGCAACGGACATCAGAAGCGCCTTCAAACGGAAAAACCGACTGGCCTTCGTATCCGTTGCTGGAATACTTCTTGCCATCGTCAGACTGACCCTCCCAGCGAGCCAGGCGGATGTCGTCATTGCTGTTCAGGCGAGCAACATTGCCCCCGTTGTACAGGGAACGCTCAAGTTCCTTGCGCAGGTAGACGAGGTCGGGGGAATCTGAAGCAAAAGTCAGTTTGTCTCGTTGGGAGTCTCTGTCGAGCATAGCGTAGGTGATTTAGATTCGATATATTGTAAAAGGGATGCTTTGTGGAAGCGATGCTGTCCACCAAGAGTAGTGTAACACCGGATACTGCCAGATTTACGCAATTTGTCCAATTCTCGGACATCAATGCCAGTAAGCCGCTCAGCCATAGACCGGGAAAGCAGCATAGGATACTCTTCAGGACTTTTCATCAGTAAGAGCCGCCCCCCTTGCATTTGAAGGCTTCCGGGGCATATTGTTCCGGCTGCATAACCGCCAAGTACCGAAGGCAGTCGATAGGGTCTTTTGATGCGCCCTTTTCGCCATCTGCACCCGTCCATTCACGAAGGGAATAGATAAGGTTTTCACACTTTTTGGATATATACAGTTTCGGTTCATTGATCGGAGACAACGGCTGTCCTGGGTCGTGCGCCAGAGCGTCATTGATGATCGCAACGCCTTCTTCGATTCGCACGCCTGCTGCTTGCTGGAAATACATAGGTTCAGGGTCTTCGTCTAAGAGTTCGATGAGGGAACTGCCGCCCTCCTTGGTTGCAGCCTGCGTAGCGCCTGCACGGGGGTCAATATAGCGCTCTTCGACCACCTCGTCCCCTTCTAGTTCACGGATCAACTGCTTGTACTCGACAAGACCCCTACCGCCTCCTGCACGCTGAGCCGGGCCAGCCTTTCCATCCAGTTTGGTGTCTGGCAGCGCCCATTCTCCGTAAGTCAAATCAGGCCACTCACGATAAATATACCATTTGGTATTCTCACCTTGGCCTACCGCTCGCAGCCATACCATAAACCAGTTTCTCGCCCCAGCAGGGTCAACGACCATATAATTTGTCCCTTCCTTTGGAATCTTGTCAGGGTCAATTTCGTTTAGGTCGCCAAATCTAGGGAATTGAGCGCCAGCCAGGCCGTCAGCCCATCCGTAGGCACGAATCTTCTTTTCGTACTGGGTTTTACCCTCCAAAGTACGGCAAAGTTCGTCAAACGGGTTATAAGGGTTGAATTGGGAGTGAAACCAGACGACTCCAGCGTCTTTTCCTCTGGATTTAGCCCGATAGGGCATATGTCCGTGCGGAACACCAGGCGTATGCTGGATTTTCTGATCTAGAATGGTCGCAACCCGGCTTTCCAGCACCTTGCAGCCGGAAATATACTCCTTTACGACATTAGTATAGCCGGAAATCGGGGTAAAAGTGACAATAAGTTTACCACGGCGAGTAACAATTCGATAACGGAGTGTTTCGATCCAATCCAGAGGGACAAGTTCGTCACACCAGATGATATCGCATTCGCCGCCTTCAATGACTCGTTTTTCCTGCGCATAGTTCATAAAATAGCACTGGCTTCCGTTAGGGAAGATAAAAGTGCCATCAGAGAACCCGTTTTTCTGCGAGTACTGAATGTTGGTAACCCGACCCTTCTTTAAGCCTTTGTATTCCGGTGGGATGTACTTCCAGATAACATTCTGCTGCATCTGGATCGAGGATTGAGATGTCGTGTGAAGACACCACACACGGGCATTAGGCGTGTTCACCATCGCAGCCACGATGCGCTTCGCAGCCCACTCGGTCTTACCAGCACGATTGCCGCCAAGCACGCAGAGTTCCTGGTGTTTGGAGAGGAGAAGATCAGCGTCTTTCCAATGAAAGGGTTCGTAGCCGTGACGATAGGGGTCTTGTTTCTCCGCCAAGATCTTCTCCTCCCGAATTCGTAGAATTCGGGCGACTTCGTCAGAGCCGACTTTTTCGGCCAAAATACGCAGTTCTTCCACACTCGGTAACTTGATTACCGGGTGAGGAGTCAGTTTCACGCCTGCCGGGTTTACGGCTTGCGAGGACATCTCAAAAAAATAACTGCCTGGAGGTCGGACATATCAGGCTCCCACTCATCATCTTCATCGAGATTGAGTGGAAGCATCGCCGTTACATTCCGCCCTTTTTCAATCCGTAGCCCTTGAAGCCTGCGCCACGATTTGATCCGTGCATAGACTTCTCCATCATCTCCATCATCGAGTGACCGGATTTCTTGGGTGCGCCCTTCTTGGGCTTCGATCCTTGCTTCTTAGACTTCATAGTTGTGATAAGTTGTGCTGATGGCGGTCATAAGTCAAGGTTAAAGTGGAGCCTTGGGTCGGAGTCGAACCGACAACCCCCTGTTTACAAAACAGGCGCACTGCCATTGTGCTACCAAGGCCAAAATCAGGCTTCCCAAGAGGTTGCCCCGTCAGAACCCTCTAAAAGCGCCCTTGCTCCGATGTTCAAAGCACCTGTAAGTACGCTTTGAAACTCATCTTTGGCTTCCCCGTGTCCGAAAGTGACCACTTTCCATCGATCATTGGGGGTATGGACGATCATAACCCCCTGGTCGCAGTAGGGTTTGATCTTCATCAAGGCATCCATCACCGCAGCCTCCATCTGCTCGTCCAGGTGCGTGGAATAATCAGGGATCTTGGGCTTCTTCCGGCTCCGCTTCTTCTTAGCCATTACCAGCGGCCTCCGAATCGGGGGTGCTTGGCGGCGACCCAACGCTGACCATCAGACCGAAGGGGTACTTTCATTCCGACCACGAAGTTCTTGCTGTCCCTAACCAGCACATTCACGGGCTTGACATCCTTGCCGGAGTGCAGGTCGCACAGAATGATGCGGGTATTGCGAAACTTGCCCTTGACGATCCCGTAGGTCTCGCTCGGTTTAGCCTCCTGGCCTTTCAGTTCCTCGACCACCTCGTCCTCGACCTTGGCCTTCTCCTTCAAAAAGCCAATGCCAGCCTCAGTCCACATCACAGGCCACATATCCTTGTTCCCGTTTCGAGGCATCCTGCGCCAGTGCAAGCCCTCAGCCGCCTGCTCTCGCAGCGCTCGTAGTTCAGTCCGGCTCAATCCCAAGATCCGGCACACTTCAGTCTCTTTCCATTCGGTCATATCTAGCCATTAGACCTATTAATGAGACTTCGTCAATCTTGTATTCCCCAAGAGTTATCGTTTCGCTCTGCTCCACAATAACCCTTTCCCCCTCTGGGGGACTAAAGGGGGGAATAGGGGATTATTAAGGGGGGCGACAGCACACCTGTCAAGCCGATCAAAGCCCCCAGGCCAGGGTATTAGACGGCCTAATGACCAGTACCAGCAGGGCTTATTGCAGAAAAAGTCCAGGTGGGTGAACCCGCCGGGTCCTT